CAGTCGAAGTACTGGACGTTCCAACACTAAGATTCTGAGATGCCCCATCACCCGCTGTCGTAATGTAGACAGTTATCTCAACAATCTGACTGTTTGCTGGAACCACAATCCCAGTCGTAGCAGCAGTCGTAGATTGTGCCCAAGCAGCAGACTGGGCCATGACTGCGAAACCAATATTTGCCATATCAGTCCCGACAGTTGTTCCAGTTGTATTCATAATGTTGCCAGCCTTGACCGGCCCACTAAATGTTGTCGTACCCATCTCTAATACCTCGTCGCACGCAACTCACCCTGACAGTCCGCGTGCTGTCTTGTTAAGTCTGTCAGGTTTGGTTTGAAAGGAAAGCTGGGCGGCGCGTCCCCCCTTACGAGTAAACACCGCCCAGCAATACAGCAACAACTATGTGATGTTGCCACTTCCAAAGATACCCAGGAAGTCGCTGACCCCGAAGCTGTACCGCTCCCGAGCCTTGTAACGAACATTCCCTGTATCGAAGTCACCGTCCATGCCCGTCTGGAGAGGCGTGCGCTGGAAGTGCTTCATGCCATTCGGAACGTCGGTCATCAGGAACCACCACTTCTTTGTGGCAGACGTGAAGAAATGATTCACCGAATACCCATCGGGAATCGTACCGTTCGTCCGAAGTGCGTTGATGTCGTTGTCGGCAGTGCCGGGACGAAGTTCCGTCTCCAGCACCCTCGTTGCAACGAACTGGTTGTAGGGAGCAATGATCAGCCTGCGAGGACGAGCCGCAATCGTCAGACCACGTTCATCCTTGAAGTCGGCAATGTCAATCACTGCCTGCTCCAGAGATGTCTCGTTCAAGTCAGAATTTACAGCAAGAACATTACTCACATCACTGCCATCAACCTGCGTGTGACTGGTCGAACACAGAGGATCGCCATCACCAGCAGAGAAGTTGGTAGTTTCAAAGGCATTGTTCAACGGGAACATTGCCTTCACCTGCTTCGTATGAGCCATCGCACGGGCCAGAGCCTTCGTATACCGCGCAGAAACGGAATCATAGAGGTTGTCTTCGACAGCCTCTTCCGTAATCGAGAAACCCATACCAATCGTCTCATGGGTATATCTCGCAGTGAAGCTCTCCTGAGCGGTGTCATAAGAGATCGAAGATCCCTCAGACTTCACTGGTGCGGCACCAAAGCCAGCCAGCTTGACCTCTTCTTCAAACGCCCTGTCTGAAGACTCGGTCTCGTAGATCGCATCATGCTCACTCTCGTACTGTGCATACTCCAACCCAAACAGGGCATTCAGCCCAGGAAGGAGTTCCTTCATCATTTGCGCTCGTGAAATAGCCATGATTATTTACCTCCTTCCCTAGTAGGTTACGCCAGTGTTTCGTAGGTTCGTGAGAGCGTTGAACTGAACAACGATATTCCACGTCGTGCTTGCCGTACCGGGCGACTGACCATTACGCAACAGATCAACAACACGAAGCGCATCATTGGCATCACCTGTATCGTCAAGGTCAATGTAGCTTCCGCCGTTACCCGTAGAGGTGTTACCCGCCGCAATCGTCGGGTTAATCAACTCACCGGTAAGGGCGTCACTCCAGACCGCAGCCGTTGCGTGAACTCCCTGAATTTTGTAAGTGGCATAAGGATTTGTAACTACAAAACCATATGCATCACTAGCACTGTTACTGAAATCCCAGTATTGCCCCCAAGTGGGCGTACCGGAATTACTAACATACCGACATCCGACAAATACACCGAGGGCCGGTGCAGCGGCAGAAGGAAGTGCCGTACCATTCGCAACGCGACTGATACCACCATCATCTGCCATCACAACGATATCCCCGTTGAAAATGTCTTCGGCATCCGTAATCCGATACTCTTCAAAGCCACCGGCACTATATCCACCGGGGCCACCTTGGATCGGAACCAATCCATAAGCCATTTGGCTATCTCCTAACTATTCAGCGATAGCCCTTCAGTAGACCTTCTACTGTCAGTCTTCGCCAAACGAAACGCGCGTGCGACGCTCAGAGTTGAGCATCGGCATACGTGCATCTTGCTCTCTGAAGTAATTTCGATCTACCGCTTCCATCTGCTCCCTAACCTCTCGATTACTATGCTCCATGATTTTCTTCCCAATATGAGAAGGTCGCTTGCAAAGCAAGAGACCACCAATCACAACATTATCGGGAAAGTCATTCCCACGATCAGGAATCACCTTGAGTTCGGGATAGTCATCCAGCTTTACTGGTTCCCATCCTTCACGGAACGCTTGCGAGGCATTGACGTTATCCGCCTGGCCTCGAATCGATACCCTTACATACCGATGATCGAACCCTTCTCGATCATTCGGCTTCGGCAGCAAAGGTGCAGGTTTCCACGGTGTCTCACGCTTCTTCTCTTCACGAGTCTCGGTCTCGCGTGTGCGAGGTTGAGATCGTTGGTTGCGCGGATCAGTCATTACCTAGACTCCTTCAGGAGCTGTTTGGCATACTGCTCTGGCTTCAAACCCAAGCGCCTTGCGAGGGCGACCTGGGTGGAGGTTAGTTGCACTTTGCGTGGCTTCCCCGAGGAACGATTCGCAGGGGCGACCACGGTATTGGTCCGAGAACTCGCAACAGGCACCCCCATGCCCTCTCCGTTCTCAAACTTCCCAGGGAAAATTTCCCTGATTCTATTATCAATCTTCGCATAGTATTCATCAGATCTGGGATCAATGCCAGACTTCACTAGGTTCTGATGAACCCCATACGCAAATGATGTCATCTCCTCATCATCACCAAACCAAGAATTCTTCTCCATCCAACCCGATAACTTTGGATCTTGTGCGGGAGGCATGACGGGTGTTGGTGTCTTCAAGTGATCAGGAACAACACTCCCTTGGGCAACGGCCATATCAGAAAATCGTTGAGATCTGTTTAGATCTTCCTGTGCCTTGAGCAGGTTGTCTGTGTTCCCTTCCTCATATGCAGACTTGTACGATGTCCTTGCGCGATCCAGGTCACCCCTGGCGCGATACTTCATCTCATTGAGGAGAACACCCTCACCCTGCGCCAAGAGATTTCGCATCTCATCGTTCTGAGTTGCGACCTGCTGGGCATAGCGAATTGCCTCTTCGCGCATACGCTCAGCAGATTCCTTGGCACGTCGTTGCTCATGGTACTCATACTTGAGCTTGTTGATTCTCTTCCTGACTCCACCACTGTACTCATCGATCTCATCAACATCAGTATCCAAGTCGAGGTCACGCGGGGAAACGCGATCATCTTCCGGCCTATCGTCAACAACATCGATTTCAATGTCTCCGATATCGTTGCTCATATCAGCAATGGGCTCAGTCAAAGCGTTCCCCAATAGATCATCCATAGGCGAACTCATGCGCGTGTAACCCCTCTCGGATCTTCCACGACAGCCTCAACCGAATCATCGTTGATGATCCTGAATTCCTTTCCATGAACTCTCACGCGCGTTCCGGAATATGCACGCATGACAATCCAATCACCTTCTTTACACCAAGGTCCATTAGGAAATCTGGCCTCATCAGCGTAGACATCCGGACCTGACTTCAATACAAACCCAACAATGGAAGCAACGGTTTCTGCGTCCCTCCGCTCATCAGGTATATACAAACCAGATTCGGTCGTCTCCTCAACGTCCGGCAATGCAATAAGCAAACGGTAACCAGTCGGTTCGGGTAGAGATTGCGCCTTCCTGGGAACCTCATTGCTATATTGTATAACTTCTGTCATGCAGTCCTCATTTGCAACGGCTATCAAAGGGTGCCGTCGTTACCCCGTTCGCGAGCCAGGCTGAAATCAATCCTCATCTACAGCACTAAGCTCTTTGAAATCACGCTCTGCAGTAGCGATGCCCTGCAAAAATCCACAGATTCTTCGATAGTCCTCAAGATCTTTGGCCGAACCTTCAACGATATACTTGATATGACTATCTTTAATCTCGGACAAGCGAGACAGGTACACATCATCAAAACCGGGCAAGCTACCGGCCCTCCTTTTTATCCTTGTTGAGTTCCTTAATAACCGACGCACCAGCCTTGACGCCCTCAATGAGTTCCTTGGAAGAAATCTCTTCACCACTCACCTCGGCATCAATCACGTCGGAAGCAATCTGCGCAGCGACCTTCACTTCAGTCATACGTTCCTGGGCTGCAATCCGCTCACGCTCGACAGCGGTTCTATCATCCGCCTTCTTCTTGTCGAGCTGGATGCGCTCAGCCTGGTCTCTGATATTCGCAGCAGTCTCCTGCTCCCTGATTGCCAGCTCCTTCTGGCGCATCTGAATGATCGGATCCTGTGCTTCCTGCATCGCCTTCTGCTGAGCCATTTGCTGCTGGCTAGACTGAAGAATTCTCGCTGAAGCTTGTGCCACCAAACGAGACAGCTCGATCTCGACATCTTCGGGAAGAGGCTCGTTCGGCGCAGGAAGGGGAACGCCCAGCTCTTTCTCTATCTCACGTCGATACTGGAAAGCCAGATGCTCACCAACATGGGAAGAAAGCGCCGCGTGGAAAGCCTGCGCATTGGGAGACTGAGCAACCATCTGCTGCATCTTTGGATCCTGAGCAGCATTCATATGGACAGCAATATGAGCTTCCTGGTCTTGCCAGATATATGCACGAACAGGCTTGCTATTAATAATATCCATGTTCTCAGACACAGGATCTCTTGCAGGGACCTCGTCTTTCAGCGGGATGATCTTGTCGGCATCCGGGATACCGAGAATTTCCAGCATCTGTCTATGCAGCTTCGGCAGGTCGTACATCTGGGGAGCGGTGCCAGCCAACTGCAACGCAGCCTGATACTGCATAATCCGCTGTGCCATGGTCGAGGAGTTCGGATCGGAAACCGGGATGATATCGATGCGGTCATCGAAATCCTCCTCGCGCATCTTCTCCTCACCAATAAGATCGTAAGGATAATCATGCGGCGCATGGTCTCGAATGATCTGCTCCAAGATAGAAAACTCACGCTTCATTGAAGCATGGAGCCTCGACTGGATTGCGGTCATCACCTTCATCGACCGCTCAATGAGGGCAAGCGTTGTCCCTACAGGAGCCTGGTTATTCATATCGCTGATCTGCAGATCGGTCAGCGACGCAAACCGCCTGCCCTC